AAAATGTATGACCGTATATCTTAGCCTACGTTGGAAGCGCCTTACTACCATCAGCCGTGCAGATTAGAGAAAGGAGTCAACATGAGAGCAAGCGTAGAGCTTCGGAGAGCCAAAGCTCAAAAGAAGCAAGCATTAAAAGAAGATTTTGGGGGAGCATTTGGAGCAGCCCTTTGCGGATTAGCAATTGGGATAATTTTCGCGATCGGAGGATAAACCATGTTTGAAGATAGAGTAGAACCTTGGGACTATGAAGATTCAGCAAGATTCATGGCACAGCAAGATTATGAGCATGACCGCATGGATCAACGAGCCGAGGAAGCGCTCGAAAGGAGCGTGGCACAAGCCGAAGAAAGCGATGAAATACTAGAAAACTTTTAAGGAGGAATTATGAAAATTAAAGTCAATTACATACCAAACGTTCAAACATACGAAATGGCATTGTTGGACGATAAGAAAACAATCATGAACGTAGGAGGACGGACACTTCCGTTTTAAGGACTATGGTAAGCACAGTAAAGAAGAAATCAAACGGCTACAACTACAAATATGCCGACCTAGCCCAAATACATGAGGAGCTAGAGAATCAAGGTATCACATACTACCAATATATCGACTACGATCCAGCAGCAGATGCCGATTATATCTACACGGTGATTATTCGCGGAGATAAAGAAGGCAAACCACTAAGAGGTTGTAGGATAATTATTGGCAATGAAGCGAAGATGAGCGCAGCGCAAGCCCAAGGTTCGGCTTTGACTTACGCTCGTAGATATTCGCTCTTAATGGCTCTTGGCTGGGCGACCGAGGACGATGACGGCAAAACTGCCGGCGCACCGGTGCCTAGACAACCGAGAATAAGCATTCGTGACATTTCTTACGCAAGAGACCGCTTGGAACTAGCAAAAGACATGAACGATCTAAAATCAATCTTTGTTAGCTTGAGCGAAGACGTGAGAAACAACTCGGAGGTGATAGCTTGTAAAGATGCTATGAAAAGCAAGCTGGCCAAAGAAGTGCTAGAGGGAGTAGAGGACTAAATGTTTAGGTGCGGTGCTCTACAACCCTTTCATTTGACTCCAACGGGTAGAGTCAAACGTGCAACGTCTAGCGAGGCCGCATACTATTCCTCCCGAATGGCGAGTAGGTTACTACCTAGGCTACTCGCCATTTACAATGGGAGAAATTTAAAGGAGGTAATATGAGAGGCTTTAAAAAGGTCTTATTAAATAATACTGGCCATTATGTGCTAGTGGATCGTGACGACTATGACAGGATTTGTAAAATGGGATCCTGGTACGAGTCCAGCACGGGATATGCCGTAAAGAGAGTTAAGATTGACGGAAAGAACGTGACTATAAGAATGCATAGATTTCTTATGGATCCACCGGAAGGTCTACAAGTAGACCATATCAATGGCGATAGATTAGATAACCGCAAAAGCAACTTGCGGTGTGTAGGTGCAGAAATTAACCAATGGAATCGCGTGAATAATCGTAGCCACACTAAATACGATTTACCTAAGCACATCACATACGATGGATCGCGTGGCAAGTTCGTAGCGACTAAGATTATTCGCAAGAGATTCGATTCTTTAAAAGACGCGATCAAATTTCAACAAGAAAGTGAGGTATTAGACTATGTCAGGAACTAGGGCCGGGGGATTGAAAACGGCAATCACCAACCGAGAACGCCACGGAGAGGACTTTTATCGGGAGATAGGTCGCAAGGGTGGCAAGAATGGCCACACCGGTGGATTCGCGGCCAATAGACAGTTAGCAGTAGAGGCTGGGCGAAAAGGTGGGCTCAAGAGCCGTAGAGGCAAAGGCAAAACTCAAACGAGTGAACCTAAACGTGAAATGCATAAAGTAGAAGCCAAGAAACCATGGTGGAGGTTCTGGCGATGAGATCCAAGATTCCTGGCGTGCCACTAGAGGAAGACGAGCAAATCGCGTTCGTCCGCTGGTGCCACGCAAATAGGATTATAGTCCACCATTCAGGCAATGAAATTGGGGGATCTACACGCGCTATGAAAGCCAGAGCGCTAAAAATGAAGCGGATGGGTACTAGCGCTGGATTCCCTGATTTAGTTTTATTCATACCTGTATATGGAGTGACCGGCGAGATCGACGCGTATCAGCAAGCCTTTATAGAGATGAAGAGGATTAAAGGATCCACAACCTCACCGGTGCAACGGGAATGGCTAAAAGTTATAGACAAGGCCGGAATCCCATGCGCGGTATGTAAAGGAGCAGAAAAGGCCGTAGAGTTTGTTAGAAGTTTAATGGCAGAAATTAACCCGGAGGACGCAGAATGAATATCACACACGAACACCCAGAATATCAGGCCTTGCGCAACAAAGCCAAGCACAAAAACCACGGTTGTTGGTACTACTCAAACGAGATTGTAGACAACATCATTCCGAGAGTGAAGACTTGGCGAGAATGGAACACGGTAGGACGAGATTTAGAGGGAATGCACGATTCAATGATCGTGTTTCTTCATGACAACTCAACACCATGGAACTACCAATGGTTGCACAAATACAAAGACTTGATTCTAGTGTGTTCTAGCGAATATACAGCAAATTCGGTCAAATTTTCTGGCAAGACGGTGTTTTTGCCTATGAGTGTAGACACCGAGTATGTAAAGCAATTTAAGACACGAAAAACCAGGGATTTATGCTTCGCAGGAAATCCGTGGGTGCTTGAAAATTGTAACGACCAATTAGAGGACGATATAGACTACCTAATCAATATGCCACGCGAGAAGATGCTAAAGGAGCTCGCCAAGTATCGTCGGGCCTATGCGATAGACCGTGTGGCTATTGAGGCTAAAGTCTTAGGGTGTAATTTAGAAAAGATAAGCACGCGATATTCGGTCGATAATGTCGGAAATGTGCTAGACAACCGAGAAGCAGCAAAGATACTGCAAAGAGAGTTAGATAAGATTGACGGAGGGAAAAAATGACGCTGATTGAGAGGCAGCAACTAGAAACGATCCAAGTCATGGCAGACTGGTTTTACGAGAAAAACCATGACGAGTGGTTTAAAAACCTTAGTGAAGAAATCGACGAAAGAATCGAGGACGAGCTATGGTAGAGCGCAGAGTAATGAACCGTGGTGGGTACTTCGAGATAGAAGAACTCGTAGACGGTGAATGGAAGTCGATATGTATATGCGACACGATAAACGAATGTAAACAAATTTTAAGGGATTACAAAATCCTAGACGGAGGTGATGAAGATGAGTGAATTCATTGAGAAATATGGCCACTTAACAGTAGGTGAGGCCATAGAATTAAACAACAAAGCTAAAAAGGAGGAGTATGTTTAAGACATTTAGACGTAAACATACCATTGATGATCCTGTCGAGCGGCTCTTAAAACCGACGTTTGACATGATCTACAACCTAGACCGGGCAGAATTTAACCGTTGGCTCGAAGGTGCAAAGCTAGAGTTCGAGAGTATACAGAAGTTTCGCAAGGTTAAGACTATTGACGAGAAGGAGAATGGCGATCCGGACATCGACCAAGCCGAGAGAATACTAGCAAAAGAATCTAAAAAGAAGGAGGTAAAGTGAGCAATATAAGCGAGCTAAGGTTCGACGATAAAAATTTCAATGATCACACCGAATACGGTATGTCGCTACTAGAAAAGTCTTTGCGTGATTTCGGCGCTGGCCGGTCTATTTTGATTGATAAAAACAACAACATTATTGCTGGCAATGGCATAATTGAGGCTGCTGGAAATATCGGTCTAGAAGATATGAAAATAGTGGAAACTACCGGCGACAAAATTGTAGCCGTAAAACGCACAGATATTGAGCTAGATTCACGAGAAGGGCGAGGATTAGCTATGGCCGATAATGCCACTTCTAGTGCTGATTTATCGTGGAATAAGAGCAATATAGAGGAAGTGTCCGAGAAGTTTGATATAGACCCAGGTGAGTGGATTTCGGATTGGGGGGACGATAAAGAAACGGAAGTGGAAGAAGACGAGGCACCAGAAGTGGACGACAAAGAGCCGGCAAAGTCTGAGCTTGGCAAGGTTTACAAACTTGGCGAGCATAGGCTAATGTGTGGTGATAGCACGGATGCCGGGAATGTGGCGATTTTGATGGATGGAAAAAAGGCTGATATGGTGTTTACTGATCCACCATATAACATGGATTATTCCGGCGTCGGATTTATTAATGAGCATAACCAGAACATCAAGAAGCGTATAGCGGATATAATCGATTTCGAGCCTAAATCCATCGCCTTTTTAGCAGAGTCTGATATTCCGAGTTTGTTTTTCTTTACATCGAAGGACTGCCTACGGGATTACCTAAATATATTTGACAAATGGGCGTTTAATTTATTGACATGGCATAAAACCGGTCTTGCTCCTATGCTCAACAACAACTTTTGGCCGGACACCGAATATCTATTATATTTTCACAGGGGGAAAAGGGTGTGGAACAATAATTTGAAGCCGTTAGACATATACAACAAGTATTATCTATCGCCAAGCCAAGAAGGAAAGAAAGACGGTGGAGGTGACTTACACCCAACAATGAAACCTCTACAATTTATTTCTAACGAGATAAAAATATGTAGCAATGTCGACGGAGGGGTATTGGATTTATTTGGTGGCTCAGGCTCAACACTCATCGCCTGCGAGCAATTAGGACGCAAGTGCTACATGATGGAACTTGACCCAAAGTATTGCGATGTAATTAGGAAACGATACTGGAAACTTACCCATGACGGAAACGAAGAAGGATGGGAAGAAGGAACACCGGCAATTAATAAGAAGAAAGGAGAGTAGAATGTTTGAGAAAGTAAACGGGATCGACTATGGGACGCTCGTAGATATCGCCAGGAACTATATCAAGGGTGTAGGTGGATTTGAGAAGTTTGCTGAATGGGGATTGATCAACGTAGAAAGGAGAAATAACAATGGCAACAACTAAATTATTCTTTGTAGTAGGCGGATGTATCTGTATCGTATTGGCAATCGGAATACTCGCTGCAATTTTATTGTTTGTTATTGGCGAAGTCGCCGATGAAACCAGAAATAAATTAAAAGACAATAGAAAGGAGAAAAAGAATGGAAAGTAGTATAGCATTTATCATTTTATTAGGTTTAGCCGTGATTGTACTATCTATCACGACGATCGTGCTAATCATACGCGTAAATAAACTCGAAGATATCGTGATGGACCACGACAATGAGATCCACGAACGGTTTAAGCCGGATGTGGAATATGTCAGCTGGAGAAGACCAGAAGATATGACCGTCAAAGGCAAGGCAGACGTGGCATATTTCGCTACCAAAATGATCGAAGACCATTTAAGTGAGTTTATCGAGAAAATCGAGGACTACCTTGGCATTGTATTAAAAACTACACCGGCACAACCAAGAGAAATTAAGTACGTGGCAAAGAAGGGGAAGAAGAATGAAATTAAGAAATAAGAAAACAGGGGCGATAATACAAGTAAGTGTCAAATGTGAAAATGGGGGTGAATTAAGAACCTTTGATTTGAACACAAACATAGATAAACCAATTACTCTCGCCGAACTTAATGAGGAGTGGGAAGATTACGAAGAACCGAAAGAGTATTGGTATATAACCGAACAGGCTGCTGTTATAAAGATGGTGAACAACCCTGAAGATATACCGAACTTTGTTGAGCGTTGCTTATCTATTGGGAACCTCTTTGAAACCAAAGAAGAAGCCGAGAAAGCCGTGGAAAAGCTCAAGGCTTGGAAACGGTTGAAAGATAAAGGATTTATAAACGAACAAGTATTAAGTATGAACCTTAATTGGTGTAACACAGACGACGATGATTGGAAAGCTCTTAAATTGCTTTTTGGAGGTGAATAATGATTGAAGTAGAACTGAATTTATGTAAAAATGCTAACTCTATTGCCAATCTTAAAAGAGCAGTAGAAGAAGCTAGACACTACATACTTATGGATGTAGATACTTTTGCAGTAAGAGTAGAAGACATAGAGATAAGGAGGGTAAATGAAAATTAAAGTTGACAGAGACGAATATTATCGCTTACGTGAAAGAGTAACTTCGTTAGAAAAAGAAATCGCTATTTGTACATCGTATTGTCCAAGAGCTGAAAGATTGAAACAAGAATGGACACGTGCCAAACAATCACTCAATGAGAAGTACGAAGATGTGCTAGAAGAACCGAAAGAGTATTGGTGTATAGATTGGACTGGTGGTATTAACAACATCGTAGTGCTAGATGATGTGGACGAGTATGAAGAAGATAAAAAAGAAATCGGCAACTACTTTTCAAGCAAAGAAGAAGCCGAGAAAGCAGTGGAAAAGCTCAAGGCTTGGCAGAGGATGAAAGACCATAACCTTCGGATAGAGAGAGGACAAAGAGTATTTGTAAATGCAGATAATAAATTGACCAGTCAAAAACCTTTATTTGTAGTGGACACTTATGAAGAGGTGGAAGAAGACCTAGACCTACTTTTCGGAGGTGAAGAATGAATATCAAGATAGATTACATAGAAACGAAAGAAACGCTCGAACTATACGGCAATAGGTTCTTTACGCAAGAGCAGTTAGATGAGATTAGGAGGGCTTAGTAGTGGGCATGACTAGCAAAGATAAGAAGGATCTAGAAGATCTCACCAAGGCTTTACAAGAAGTCCAAGTTGATGAAGAAGAACCTCATGTATGGTGTGTAGTAGAGAGCGAGTGGGTAAGGCTGTGGCGCAAGAGCAAGCCAGAAGTAGCTAGTAGGGTATTTGTAGTTAGTGATTTCAATGAATTACCTAAGACTTTTATGGATTGGTATAGAATCACGTATACGGCACCATTCTACTATGAATTCGACGGCAAGAAGTGGAATAAAATAAATGCGTTTGAACCGAAAGGAAAGACGAAAGTTTATGTCAAATGGAAAGGAGAGGACAATGGCAAATGAGCAAAATCTAAGACCTGGCGAGTATAAGCTAAGTCAAGAAGAACAGAAGAAAGGTGGTATCAATTCTGGTAAGGCTCGCAGAGAGAAACGAGATAGGCACAAACGGATCCAGGAGCTATTTGCATTGGCCGTGCAGGATCCAAAGCTCAAGGCAAACCTAGAGAAAATGGGCATTGATGTGACCGACGCAGATCTAGAAACGGCAGCCGATGCAAGAGTCATGGTTGAGCTACTCAGGAAAGGCGACTACCGGACTTGGCAAGCTATGAAAGAGGAAGCCTATGGCAAGCTAGACAATAAAACCTCGGTTGAGCTATCTGGCGAAGTCAATGGAATAAATATTAACGTGAAGAATTACAATAAGGAGTAGCGGTGGAGATCAATATAGATATTCCAGCACCGTTTATGGAATTATTCCAACCAAGCCAGCAATGGCGGCACTATTTGTATCATGGTGGCCGTTCTTCGGCTAAATCAACCACGGTTGGCATATTCTTGCTAGTATCGGCCACGAATCGAAAACTACGTATCTTGTGCTGTCGTGAGGTGCAGAAATCAATCAAAGAGTCTGTTCACCGGCTCTTGTCTGACTTAATTTCAAAGTATAAGCTACCTGGCTGGGAGATTACAACCGAAACAATCCGCAACAAAAAGACCGGCTCGGAGTTTATATTCAAAGGCCTACACGGCAACGAACAGGACGTAAAATCAACCGAAGGTGTAGACATTTGCTGGATCGAGGAAGCTCAAAGCGTGTCTATGCAAAGCATCCAGGTATTGAACCCGACCATTCGTAAAGAAGGGTCTTTTTTAATTTGGACAATGAACCGGCTAACTGAAGAAGACCCAGCATGGGTATGGGTTACGCAACAAAACTCGTCTAGATCATATGTCAAGCAGGTCAACAGCACGGATGTGGAGAAATTGCTATCACCAGAGATTATACAAGACCGCGAAGACATGAAAGAGAGCAACCCAGAGCTTTACGAGCACGTATGGCTGGGGAAGCCACTCACGGCCAACACAGGGTCTGTATTTGGCAAACAACTGGCAAAAGCACGTGAAGACGGTCGGATCTGCTCAGTGCCTTATGATGATGCACTCGGTGTTTATACGGCTTGGGACCTTGGGATTGGCGATGCTACGGCTATATGGTTCTTCCAGGTCACACAAGGTGGAGAAATCCACTATATTGACCACTACGAGAGTTCTGGCGAAGATCTAGGCCACTATATCTCGGTGATACAGAATAAACCGTACCAATACAACACGCATTTCTTGCCACATGATGCCAAGGCAAGGGAATTACAGACGAATATGACACGTGTAGATTTCTTTAGAAATCGTGGAATCAATAATGTAGAGGTACTAAGACCAACCAACTTTACGCTTGGCAATGACGACATTAGCATGGTTGCACGGCCAAAGTTTAGCAAATGTTGGTTTGATGAGAAAAAATGCGAGCGTGGCTTGGAGTGTTTGCGTGCCTATCACTACGATTATGACGAGAAGAATCGCTTACTGAAGGATAAGCCATGCCATGACTGGGCGAGCCACAGCTCATCAGCATTTATTTATTCACTCATGGCTGAAACCGAGCAAGTCGAGGCAAAAACCCACATAGAATTTAAGACATTTACACCAGACGTGTTTGCAGGTGAACAGAAAACAGGATTCTAAGGAGGTAAAATGAAGTATTACATATTAGCCAACGGCGAAGGCACACGGTGGGAAAATTACAAAGGCGTGCCAAAGCAACTTATAGAAATTGACGGTGAAACGATTTTACACCGCATGATTCGACTTCTCCGAGAAGAAGGCGTGCCAAAAGAGAACATCTTTATTTGTGGACCATTCAAAGATGATGAGGCCATAACAATTAAGACCAAGAGCCCAACCAAACGCGAGGTGTTCGAGGAAATTGCCGACCTTGCCAAAGCACCATTCACAATTCTTTATGGCGATTGCTACTACACTAAAGAGTGTATTCACGAGATTATAACGCGACCAATAAATAAGTTTGACGAGTTCGTAAACCCTGGTGGCAACCCATACACAGGGTGTCCTTGGTGCGAGGGCTACGCTCATAGGTGCGAAGATTGGAAGTGGTGGAGAAAAGAGATGCACGATCTCAACACCAATACCGATAAGATTAGTCTTTACAAGGACTGGTATATTCACTTTTGGCTTCTTGGATTCAAAGAGGGCGAATCAATGAACAGATTCTTATACAAGGAGAACGTAGACCCAGAGCATGATATTGTATGGATCGACGAAACTGACGACTTTGACTACCCAGAAGACCTAGATAAATTCTGCGTTTATACTTGTCACCGTTGCACAAATAAGGAGCAACAATGAGCTTCTTCCGCGTAATTGTGCCAAACTATAACAATGGCGAGTGGCTTAAAAAATGCGTAGAGAGCGTATTAAACCAAACGTTCAAAGATTACGATTTAATCGTGGTAGATGATTGCTCGGACGATAATTCAAGGGAATATCTCCAAACGATCATTGGCAAAGCCCTAGTTTTCTCTTGCCATGATAAACACTACAATGGTGGATCGAGAAACATTGGTATTGACCAGCTTAAAGGCCTATCTGATTACACATTATTCCTAGACAGCGACGATTGGTTCGTAGATAACAACGTATTTCAAGAATTACACGACTTTATTATAGACGAGGAGCACCCAGATTGCGTGAGATTGCCTTATATTTGCGAGTATGAGGGGAATAAACACTTGAATGTGCAACTTACAGACTCTACGCTCGAAGGGCTCACAGCATCTTGTTTCGTGGCTTGCTGGACTAAGTGTATCAAGTCTGACTTGGTGCAAAAATTCCCAGAAAACACGCTCATGGAAGACGTGGTTCAGCATATCAAGCAATGCGACGTGATTAAAGAGGTGGTGCCGTTCAATAAGCCGGTGGTAGTCCACAATGGCAACAATAAGAATAGCTGTTCACGTAAAGAGAATCAAGACTTACAACACGGCAAGTGGCAATCTAGTATGTTCAGATATATGGCAGACCTACTGGATCTACAATTAACGCATGATTATTGCGAAAAAGCACGCCAGGCGAGGTGCGAGGGGTGCTTAAAAAACATCAGAAATGGGGTTTATTCCCAGACGATTATTAAATAGGAGGTAAAATGGGGTGTTCAACTGGCAAAGTAAGCTATCCGACCAAACAGAAGGCCTACAAAGAGGCGATGAAGCTCCGTGGGCCAAATGGTAGGGCTCTAATGGCTGTTTATAAGTGTCCAACCTGTAAAATGTATCATTTAACGCACAGAAACAACGGCAGAGGTGGGTTTAATGAGGGTTGTAGTAAATAAAGCAAAAGTGTGTTATAATGTTAGTAATAGGCGATGCGCTAGGTCATCCGCAAATGGCTGAACGCAACAATTCAAAATCTAGGAAAGACAGCAACCTGCAAAAATGGCTGCAAAAATTTGATGACTCTTGGTTTTATGCACAACAGAACTACCACGAAAGGTGGGAGCGCAACTGGAAACTTTATCACAACATTCGTGTAAAGCGCTCACATGACGGTGTTGTGAAGACTTTTGTACCAATGGTCAACTCTATGGTCAACACCATGGTGGCCGCTTTATTTAATAATAACCCATCTGTTCGCTATATTCCAAATCACCCAGACCAAGAAGCCGACACGGCAGTCTTGAACGAGATCTATGACGACTTTGCGCGCAAGGATAACTGGGTGCAAAAGAACAAGATTAACGGCAAGCAAGGGCTAATTACTGGCAACTTTGCGTGTTTTTATGAGTGGAAAGACGACAAGGACGGTGGTTATGTCCACAAAGAGGTGGTGCCTATCCGTGACATGATTATTGATCCACAGAGCCACTCTTGGCGTGATTGGCGCTATGTAGGTCGTAGATACTTTGCATCTAAGAAACAATTAAAGGAAGAGAAGTGCTGGGATTTCGAGAAACAAAAGGAAGTTAAACGTTTCAAGAATCTCGACGATGTGCAAGCTTCCGGTTCAATTACTGATTACGAGTCTGACAAGGTAAAGAAAGACCAAGCTATCGGTGCTACGGCTCCGGGCGACAAGGATATCGTGGAGTGTGTCGAAATCTGGACACGATCCAAGGTAGTTGTGATTGCCAACCGTAACACTATTATTGAGGAGAAGGAGAACCCGTATTATCGGCTCGAGAAAGCCCATTTTGAGCGCCAGAAAGCCGAGTATGCGCTAGATATGCTCCAATACGAACAAGAGGTGGCCGATTGGAACGCAGAGCGCCAGGCAACCTTTACTATGACCGGAAGAGATATCGGTGAGTTCCAGGGCGAGAAGCCGGAGTTTGAAGCCGATTTCAACGAAGAAGAGGCAGGATTCTTGCCATTCGCTCACGGTCGGGATTATGAAGACATTTCGCTTACTTATGGTGATAGCGATGTAGACATCATCGCAGATCAGCAAGAGCTTTTGAATGATATGACAGAGCTTAACATTGAGGCCGTGCTTTATCAGCTATACCCAGAAAAGACGCTAGATCCAAAGTTTGCTAACTGGGCAAGCGATCTAAACCCACGACCAGGGAAGGTCTACCCACTCCCAGGTGGTGCTATGACCTGGAATCAACCACCACAGATTCCTGTGAATGCGTTCAACGAACGCTTGAATATCAAAGACGAGATGCGCGAAGCAACCGCTATCTCCGAAGTGACTAAAGGTGTATCAACTGCTGATACTACCACAGCTACAGAAATCAAGGCACAAGTAGGCCAAGCCGACCAAAGAATCAACGAAAAGGCCCAAACCTTGGCTAATGACTTCTTCTTCCAGGAAGCCACAATCGTGCTAAAGATGCTGCAGCTCTACGCTCCAGAAAAGCTCTGGGTGCGTACTATCGACGATGCCAACGTAACATTTACTGAAGTAGATATGCGTAAATTCGTCGGTGAATACACGCCTATGGTAACACTAGACGTGCAAAAGCGCTACGAGGATGCTAAACAACAGCAATCATACCTCGATGCGTTCCAAATGATTATTCAGGATCCAACCAACAACCTACAAGCGGCCAAGCAGATTCTTTACAAGAAGATTATGCCGAACCTAACGGACGAGGAAATTGAGCAGATCATCACACCAGCGGACACCATGGGAGCAAGCACCCCAATGGGAGTACCAATGGACGAACAACAATTAACCGGCATGGAACAACCAATGCCACAAGAAGGAGCAGACAATGGATACGGATTACAAATTCAATAAGGCAGAACTAGCGGATTTTAAGCGCTTTTGGGAGGGGGAAGTCGGCCAGAAGTATATCAAGAAGATGAAAGAAACCAAGGACCAACTTCTCCAAGCCGCTATGCAAACACCAGATGGAGAAAGATGTATGTATCATGCCGCTGTGGCCAATGGATTTGAATCCGTGCTCCGTGATATTGAAGCGACGATTAAAGCAGCAGACGAGCAAGCTAAGGAGGGAAAGACCGCAAAGAAAAAATAGCGTGCTCCGTGGATCTAGGTAGCCACCACACCAGCACTTCTACTAATATCATTAAAGCGTCAAGGGACGCCGCATCGCCAAATGTGAGAAGCGCTGGGCTGGTGGAGGACAACTCCACACGCGATAACATTAACAAATAAGGAGAATTGTTTATGGCAGAAACTGTAAACGAACCAGACCTATTCGAGGAGTCGGATTTTGCGGACGACCAAACCACGAATGAGTCCAGCCCAGCAGTCGAGGAAACCAATGAACAACCAACTAGCCAAGACGAGGCTAATGATTCAAAGGATGATTCGACAAACGCAAACGAGTCAAAAACCGGCGATGAGATAGAAGAGTTTTTGGCGAAGAAAGGTATCAAATTAGACGATCCGGACGCGCTCCGTAAAGTCGCTGATATGTACCGAAATGTTGAGAAAGATTATGGCAAGAAAGCCCAAGAGAAGGCGAAGCTAGAAAGACAGCTAGAGCAGATGTCTGCTCAGCCGTTCAATTCAGCCGCCAATCCATTGGACAGGATCCAGGCCTTAGAAAATCAGCTCAATGCTGACCGGCAAATCAATGCCGTTAAGGAATGGAAAGCGGCCAAGAATCTATCTCCAGAGGTAGAAGACAAGATGGTCGAGTATCTACAGCAACCATTGGTTTCAAATGGTGTGCCGCAGACCGACAACTTTGGCAACCCACTTAGTAAGTTATTCTTGCTACAGAATGGCGTTCTATCTCTAGATGAGGTTTTTAATGCTGTTGGTGGCGATAGCTTAAAAGCTGATGCAATCAAAGAAGAATTAAAGACCGCTGTAGCTAATGAAATCGCAGCCAAGCAAACTGCAAAGAGTCCATCCGCTCTTGCTACTGACTCTACGCAATTTGCACAACCGAAAGAGGCTGACGATGACTTTGTAGCCGGTTTATTCGGCGACTAGAGTCGCTAAACAGCCGAATCGGATTCACTAATAATTTAAACATTTTTGAAGGAGATTCAAGATGGCTGTTAATCTAGCTATTAAATATGAGTCCAAATTGGACCAGATCTGGACCCACGCGTCTTACACCGACAACTGGATCAATAAAAAATATGACTTTGATGGTGTAGATACCGTAAAGGTTTATACTGTAACTTCTGTTGCTCCTGGCGACTACAGCAGAACCTCTACCGGTGACCGCTTTGGTGGCAACAATGAACTACAAGACACCATTGCTACTTACCAACTTACTAAAGATAAATCATTCAAGATTGCCATTGACCGTGGTAACTTTGAACAAGGTATGCGTGCCAAGAAAGCTGGCGAAGTAATGCGCATTGAGATGAACGAACAAATCATTCCTATGATTGATAAAGATCGTCTTGCTACCGTTACTGCCGGTGCTACTGCCGTTTCTCAGGCCGTTGCTATGACTTCTGACGCGTATGCAGATACCTTGAAATTAAATGAGTATCTCGACGAAGCTAAGGCTCCACTCGAAGGCCGCGTTCTCTGGGTAACTCCAGGCGAATACAATGCTATCAAGACCAAGATCACCACTCAGGTATTGGCTTCTGGCTACAACGACAAGCTCGTGGGCAAAGGCTTCGTGGGCGAACTCGATGGTGTGCCTGTAGTAAAGGTTCCTACTTCCTATTTCCCAGCAGGTGTAAAAGCCCTCATGGCTCACCGCGATTCTCTATTGGGTGTCCGCCAAATCACCGAAACCAGAATCAAGACCGATTCCGAATTCGTATCTGGCTCTATCCTACTTGGTCGCTTCATCTTTGGTTCCTTTATTCTTAAAGGTAAAGAACTCGGTGTCGCTTCGATCGTAGATGGTAGCTCCCAATCTAGCTAATCTATGGTATAATCTACCATTGAGGTAATACCCAGGAACCCCACTACGGTGGGGTTTTTGGTTGTGGAAAACTTTTGACAGAAAGGACTTGCTATTATTCCATAACAGAGGTAATATAAAGACACAATCAATTAAATCATCGAAAGGAGCAAATAACGATGAAAGAAATATACGCAATAAGAGTAGAGGTAACTGGGCCAACCGGTAGACGCGACGCTGCTGTTAGCAAGTTGGCTTTTGAGAACCTACAAGACGCAAAAGATTATATCAGCGCGCGCGCAGACAGGATCGAAGCCGATGGCTGGTATGGTTGCCAGGATCTTATAGAGAACGATAACAAGATGGAGTATTATATTGAAGCGCTCGAACTCCAGGCGCAGACATATTCACTAGTTTAGGGGGGGGTAGACGATGAGTTACATTGGAATTTGCGAATATGTAATCGGTGTGATCCAGGACAATGAATCAGACCTATCCGAGGGTATCTGGTACTATGCCGGTAGCGAAGATATCACTACTGAATATTCGGTTTATAAACCTGATCTAGCCGATGCTAAGCGCTATGATGACGTGGATACCTTGCGCGAGGAGTTAGAGTCTTTGCCGAAGACTATGTCTTATAAGATACTTGAGATCCAACGATGCCCTAAATGCCACAAGGAATTCACAGAACACCCGGCGATTTCACGCGAAGATAACGAAACGGAGATTTGTCCGGAATGTGGAGTCCGTGAGGCCGTAGAGGCATATTCAAAGCACCAAGAAGGTGATATAATGTAAGTACCCCATCACGAGCAATCGTGGTGGGTTGCTCACCCGGTCTAGCAATAGGCCGGGTTTTTGTGGTATAATTATAGTAATGGCGGTGCGTTAGGTATCTATCATGCCAAAGCGCAAAAAGAAATCTTGTGGGGGTAAATAATCATGTTTGGTGGATTGAGACCATATCGGCTATCGCCACTCAATCGTGGATGTGTGAACACGATCGTATTTCTTGCTAAGAATGCGGACGGAACTTGGATTGATAAAACAGATAAGAAAGTATACCTAACGTCTAAAACTCAGCCTTGGGACAATGTGGCTGATGATGCAGACGCAGTTTTTAAAGTCCTAGGGGTGATTCCAGATCCTACAAACGAGCCTGGCCGTATAGTCTTTACTTTGTCCGAGACGGATACTTACAAGGATCCAACGGTGCCTTATTTTTGCGACATCGTAGAAACCGACCAAGACGGCGGTAACGCCAACAGATTATTTATAGGTCAATTTAACATCATTGGTGGTGCTAACAACGCACAAGCCGGTGGTGATAACTAATAATGCAAAGGAGTAGCAATGAATCTAAAGAAAAAGACAACTAGGCAACTTTCTATCGCGGTTGGCATCTTGTCATTCGCGGCTTTTGTGATTCAAGGGCTTGGCCCAACATGGGGGTTTGAAGCCGTGGCCAAGCAAATCACGCAAACTATATTATTATTCGTTGGTGGTATCAACATCTATTTCGGTGGTGTAACAAGCCAAAAGAATATCACCGACAAGGAGAACGACAATGGCAAAGATAAAAAGTAATCTCAAGGAGTTCTTGAATCTCTGTATCGCTCCGGCAATTGTGTTTGGTGTAGGTCTTTTATGCACGATCTTCGTGGCAGTTGGTACGCCAGCGCCGGACGGTAGCCGTACACTAGACGGCAACAACGCACAAATCCAGGCATACACCGAAAAGTTTATTGAGAATGCTAATGATGCACTCTACCGCTTGATGAATGAAGACGCGCCAACAGACGAAGCCACAATCAAGGAGTTCGAAGATGGTGTCGGGCTAGGATCCGCAACGTCTATAAATCAAGTAATTGCTCGTAGATTACCAGATGGTGACAACGATGGTGGTAGAGGCTGGCAATGCTCCAAGTATACGGCGTATTTAGCCACCGGGCGGCGAGAATACTCGTCCGTACACCCAGATTATGGGCCGGTAAACGGCAAAGATATGGCCGCTTATCTTGTGCGCAATTTCGGATGGAAGTATACCGACAGCCCGGTAGAAGGCGCTATTGGATCTGGTGGCTTTAATACTCAGTATGGCCACACGGCTATGTACCTATATAGTACCGGCGCTCATACGGCTATGGTCAATGACGCGAATTATACCCCTTTGACCGTATCTACTCATAATATGAATATAGATGGCTGGGTGTGGGTGGTTCCTGGCGATTATACACCGGATCCTACTCCTACTCCTACTCCTGTGGTAGATTGTAAAACAATCAACGTAGTCAAAGGTGATACTATGGGCAAGATTATGAAGCGGTGTCTTGGTCTTATCAAGTGGGGGGAAGCAATGAATGATTATGCAAAAAGCTGGGTTTCCACGAAAGTGAACCCAGGACAATCTGTCTATTCTGGGTGGACTAGCGCCAAGGGTGTTGGTCTTTATGCCGGAGATACGATCCGGTACACCGGAGAATAACCGCGAGGCCGGTTGGGCCGACTCCTTTCTAGCTCTTTTCGTACCTTTACACTCAATCTACTTAAATGGTTGGTATAGTCTTAGAGTTATATTTTCACCTAACACAAACAATAATGTAATCTTGCAGATCTGTCGTCCTTGGGAAAGAGACGGGGACGACAACTAGAACATCGATTCCTGGGCCGGATTCTTGCTACTCCTTACCGACCTAGGAACCGCTGCTCTAGACAGCGGAGCCACACGTGGTAGCACATTAAGAAAGGGGTGATGGTATATGTGGGCTATTTGCACAGCAACTGTCGACAACCTGGAAGACCAGGTAGAATTGTGCGAAGAAATAGAAGCCCTGGGTTGTGTGCCTAGCATCGTCGGAAACGTAGTAAATGTCGAGTATGAGGGTGAAAAACCTATCGCCGATGAGCTCATCAAGCTATTTGAACGTTACGAATGCCACGGCACGCTTATACAATCCTAAAAGGGGGTGATCATCTATCTCGGATACCCCACCGCTTTTGGTGGGGTTTACCGTGCGTGTTTTTTTATTTTGTGATATAATATAAGCAATGGCGGTGCGTTGGAATAAACGCAATGGCAACTTTAGAGCAGTATATGGCGGAGGCAACCAACGCCTTTGCACCGGCGAAAACTGCTGTTCAGACACAACTTGGAGCATTGGATAGCAATTATGCCACCGGTGAACAGAAAATAAACAAAAGCTACGCTCAACAACAAGCACAATTAAACAATCAACGGAATATGGCCGCAGAATCAGCATCAATGAACGCTGCTGGATCGGGTGGCTCGTTTGGTGGTGCCGCAAACTTGGCAAATAGAAAATACTATGCACAATCATTCGTGCCAGCCCAAACGCAACTCAACACAAACAAGTCTAACGAACTAGACGCCCTAAGACAAAATACCGAGAACCAACGCACGAATCTTAACTCACAACTAGCCAACCTTGACGCTCAAGCAAGCCAATTGGCTACCCAACAATACTGGGCAGCCGTAGAGGCAGAGAAGCAACGTGAAGCACAACTTAGAGCACAAAGAGAAGCTCAAGCAGCTCAAAACGCGTATAATAGATACCTCATGGATGCCATGAAGAACCAAGGTGGTGGTTTGAGAGCTTGGAACTTCGGCAACGGCTTACAACTCGTAGACAATGGTGGCCAAGCGGCTTACTACTTGAATGGTAATAGAATTAGTGCCGGTGAATTCTTGATGAAATCTGGTGCTAACGGTGCCAACTGGAATATGTGGAACGATGTCTGGAACAATGGCGTGAGCACAAGTGGTGTTGGCTCTGACACAGTTCAAGCATTTAATGGGGGTGGCCGTGGTGCTTATAGCGCGCTTAATAACAAGTACAGGTACTTATTCTAAGGTAAAGGAGAAAATAAATGGCACTATACACTTACATATCAAGAGACCAGCTACCAGGGCTAGACAATAACTACAACCTAGACCCACGTCAAACGCAGTTATACAATGCCCTTGGTCGTAATTCTGGCAATAACAACGGCATGAATTTCTTTCAAAAACGCGGTAGATCATTAGAAAACGCATTCGGAACAACTGGCGCGGCAATTGCATCTATCGGGAATGATCTAAAAGAACAACTCGAAAACAGCAACCGCCAGAAGAAATTCGAGCAGAATATGGGCGACATTTATAGATCTGCCGGCTTTAACAACGCAGACGACTACTATAATGCAAAAGAAGCCGCCGAGCGTGACGCATTCGGTCGTATCGGCTTTGATATTGACGATTATTGGAACAAGCGCGCAGATGCCGATATTGCAGGCGACAAGGATACTTTATCGCGCCTAGATGCAAGCTACAATGAAGCGAAGGCGAGAATCGGCAATGATGAGAATCTAGCAAGATTTAACGATGTTCAGGAACGGCTCAAGAACCAATCATCTAGGAATTATGACGAGCAAAAGAAAGCACAGGAACGTTTCGCAGACTATCGCAAAAATGACTATATTAGCCAGAAAATCAACCAGGATCGTGGCAAATTCGCTGGATCAGCTATCAATACTCTATCTACAGCGTTTGATGTAATGGCTCCAGGTGCAGGAATACTCGCTAACTCCGTACAAGGTGGCATTGAAGGTATCGCAGACGAACTAGAAGACAATGGCTTCCAAAACTTTGACTGGGGGAGAGCAGGGCAGAACGCACTTATTGGTGCTACTACTGGTGCAGTAACTGGTGGACTAAATAAAGGTATCAGTAACAAGCTCGCCAAGAATGGTGGGAATCTATTCAAAGGTGGGAATGCTATTACAAAAGGTCTAAACACACTCGGATCTAGTACGGCTCCTGGTCGTATCGCTTCTACCTTGGCTACTGGTGCTGGTCGTGGTGCCGTTTCTGGTGCCGTAGGTGGTGCAACGGGCGCTGGTTTATCTGCCGCTATGAACGGTGGAGATGTCTTAGGTAGCGCCGCTCAAGGCTTCCAACAAGGGCTCACACAGGGCGCTATGACCGGTGGTATCATGGCCGGTGCTAATATGGCAGCCAATGCAACCCCTGGTGTGGGTAACGTGATGCGCAAACTTAACCAAGCCGGTGAAGACTGGAAGAATAGTGGGAGCAACTTTAACGAAAGACTAACGAATACCCTAACCTCTGGCGACAGCGCAGTCGGTGAATGGCTACAAGGGAACCGCCAGAGTGGTGCTCTTAAGCGCCTTGGTATGGTGGGACTTTCTATAAAACCAGTTAATGAGTATACGTCCGTTGACCCACTTGGGAATCGTCATGTGTATTCAAGGTCTGATCTACAAAAATTGATTAACGAGTTCGATAATTACCAACCACCAAAAGTCCTATCAGGCAACTCATTCGATGAAGCTAGTGAAGTGTTGGGAGACGCTGGCGACAAATTACTTGGTATATATAACACTATGTATGGCGGAGAAATAGGAAACTCGCCTGTCTATAATAAGCAAGAGTGGGCTAAATTTAAGGACTGGATCGACAACCAAAGATCTAATGTTGACTTATCTGGCGAACAGAGCGTAAATGGTAATAAGATTATGCCAAAAAATGTAGCTACGGAAGCAAACACTTTGAACGACAACCGTGGATATAATCTAGAAGGATTACCACCGGATGTTACTAGAAGGATGGAAATAGCAATTGCGAATGGAGCTACTCCTACTGAGGTCGCTAACGCAAAATACTCGTATCAATCAGCCAGTAAACCAGCATTATACGGTGAATACAATGGGTATGAAGATAACATAAAAGACTATAATTCAATCATGTCTAAATATGGTGCTGATCTAGAGCTCATGGACAATAAAGATTGGACGGACACTCAACGGAATGCATATGAAAAATATAATGAATGGGCCAATAATAGACTAGGCTCATTACCAGAATATGAAAATATGGACTCCGCTAGTTTTGAAAGAATGTATAATAATGATCCCACCCTCAAACGGGTGGTTGACAATTTCGTCGATAACCTAGCGATGGATCGTATCGAGGTGAGCCCTGGTGATGTGCTGAAATATAAAGATACATGGGACTATATTAGAGATAATTATGATTTGCAAAATTTAGGCACCAACAACTCCAACCTAGGGAATAGGGTGCAGGATGGCTCCGATACTTATCGGACAGTGGACGTGCTTGGGAACCGAAAAGAGTACACCCCTGACCAAGTACGACAACTTATCAATGAATATGAGAATTATAAAGCCCCAGAAGTTTTGTCTGGTAATTCCACCGATGAAGTTACAGACGCCATGGGTGAAGCTGGTGTGACTTTAAGTGAGATATTCCGCAACCGCAACGGCGGGCAGTTTAATCCATATAGCCGTGCTGATGGTGAAGCGTTTAATAAATGGGTACAACAGACAAAGGCAAGTCTTGGTGATGGTGACAACCCAACTACTCTTGGCGGATGGCTCAAACAAGCCGGTAAGCGTATCGCAGAAGACATCGATGATCGCGGTATTGGCTTGAGCACTAGACTATTAGACGAAAATGGCAACCGAGTTAATATGGCCGGCGAAGCGCAAGCAGACAATAACCCACAAACCGCAGTATACCGGGCTTTAACTAAAGACAAGGGAATCAATAAGAATAATGCCGCAGAGACGCTCAAGACATCACGATCTGAGAAACTCCGTGGCCAAGCTGCACAAGAATTACTCAAACAATTCGGTACGATCGACAAACCAACCGCAAAGGCTACTAACTCGGTCAAGACTATGCAAGAAATCGCGAACGCAGGCTTTACGAAGCCAGGGGATATCGAAAGAATTGCCGACAACATTACTGGTAGCAACGGCGAGGTGAATAAGCTAGTCCAAGCTCTAGTAGCAAATTCTAAACCAGTAAATACCTACGATGGCTATGACGGCAAGAGTATTGACGAATTCATCGACGATTCAATCGCTCGCCACGCACTTGACGGTATCAATGAAGGTAAAGCAGTAAAATCCCAGATTAAAGCTTTGTTTAATTCGCTTGAATCACGCAGAAATGGATCGGTATCAATGACTGATATGCCAGAAGATGTTATGGACGTGGTGCGTGGTCTAGAAGCCGAGGCGGCTAATTATGAGGGACGTAGTGGCATGAACTATGGAACGACCACTCCAGATAAGCTAAATGCCGCAAAGGTGCTCAAAGACGTGGCAACCTTACTAAAGGACAGAACATTTGAAACTGCCGACATGGAACGTGTGATGACCCCAGAAGTAGCCGAAGGACTAAAATCTCTTGCACCAGGCAATAAACAATGGGCCAAGTATGTAGACGAAAAGATCATGACGGCTAAGACTCCACAAGACTTACGATCCGTACAAGCTCCATTTGTGAATATCAAGAAGATTATCGACAACGGCTACATGAATTCGATGACTTACGGTGGTAGAGTCGGGAACGTAGCAAATGGCGTACCAACCAACCGCCGGACAATCATCAATAATGCCGCTAATGCGATCTTCAATTCAAACATCGCCAATCGCGCCAAGGCGAGAGTACTCAGCGGAGCTGCTAATAGGATTGAAGGCACTAGAGCCGACCAACCTATCCGTAGCTTACCAACCACGACTGAAACTCAAACTCAAGGCGAGGGTAGCACCCCAACTACTCGGATCTACGATATTATCGGCCGCCAGGAAGGCTTAAACAATGGCGAGCAAGCCAGAAGCGCTGAATATCTCGCACAGGCGGCTCAGGAAGCCGAGGTTGTGCCTATGGGCAATAATTATGCCACTATGGGTCAACAAGCGCCTACAACGGCAAATACTAGCGTTTACAACGCAGTTATGGGCGGTGGCAATACCCAAGGCTCTGGAACTGGCAACGGCAACTCATACTTCCCAGCTACTGGTGATTATTGGACTGACATAATCGGTAGAGCCATGAGCGCCGCTATCGACGCAGATGACGTGGACGCATTCGGTGCATTATACTCCATGTATCAATCCCAGATCGCTAATCTCCAGAAGCAATCCGCTTCCGCCAACCAACCACAGAAGATAACCTCTACGCAACAGAGAGCCAATGCGGCAATGAGCTCACTTAACCGACTCTCGCAAATGAAACCAGATCTAGGTTACGATCTATCTGGAATCCCAATCATTGGCGGAATCGCTACCTTTGGTGGTAATGATTACGAGAGCGAGGCGAAGAGCCTAGCACAACAGATCGGGTACATGGTATCTGGTGCCAACATCAAGGAAGAAGAGGCATTCAATATCGGCAAGGCATACGTGCCACAACCGTTTGACAGCGAGCACGCACGCCAAACGAAGCTCCAGAGAGCATACGATATTATCCGGCAGTATCAGAACGGATATGCCGTAGACGACGGAAGCCTAGTCTAGACATTAAGCACGCTTGGCCTTGCGCTTGGCGTGCTTTTTGGTGATAAGGTTTCTAATTGCGATAGACACCCAGAACACTACGAATGGTAGCGCCGGCATGACAAACAATGCCCAGATCGGGATTTTGTGGTTATCTAATATCCCGATGCTTATTAGGAATAAGTCGCTGATTACATAAGTTACCGCAAATGATACGGCTATACCACATACTTTTCTCGCTAGTGGGTGCTTCGGTTTCTTTACAATGATGGCTTCACGTATTACTGGTGTTGGTTTCGGTGTAGGTTGTGGATCCGGGGAATTAAACCATTCTAGCAATTTGAGCGTTCCGGAGCCGAATAAGCCAATGGCTAGGGCAATGATAGTAGCGCCTATCACGAATATTATTATTCCCCAAAATGCGCTAGTCATGCTAGTACCAAAGGCTATGGCCACCAATGCTACTATTGCTAAGAACGTGATTAGTCCTTCCATTTTATACCTCACTTTATTTGGTACTATTATATCACAAAAAAGACCGCCACTCTAGCTCCACGTTATCTTGAGTTCGATGGCGGCCGGGGTGAATTTAACTGCTTGTGCAGACACCCCTCAGCTGTATTTTTATTATACCACTCTGCTTAGAAATCTACAAATTGCGATGGATCGCACCCGGCTTGGATCATGTCGCTCTTATATTGCGCTTGTAACCGTGCGATATATTCCTCTGGTTCGTAAGACGGTCTTAGCGCGTAGTATCTATGATATAGCCGGTATAGGCGGTCGTGTACCTGATCGCAGCTCTCCTTTTCTACCTGTGGTTCCGTGGTCGGTTCTGGCTCTGGGCTCGTCGTCGCTACCGTTGGTGTAGCTTTAGCGGCCGGAGTTTGTGTAGCTGGTTCTTGTGGCTGTTCTTGAGGCTCTTTTGGAGTTTCTGCTGTTGGATGTTCTTGGATCATAACTTGTACGCTTTCTTGAGGTTTATCCTCAACCTTTACTGGTTGGTTAGCGACAACGACTGCCGTAGCGGTCGCAGTTATGGCGATCGCACCAACAGTACTCCCTATCGCTATTGGGTTTGATATTGTGATGTGTCCTAGTTTCATATCATAAACCTTTGTTTACATCTATAATTATACCACAGAACGGCAAAAATTAGAAGACATTAGGTGGTTTAAAGCTCGCTACACTAATCTTGAATGATATTGCTGGATAAGTGGATGTACCGTTACCAAAATTCTCTAGAATCACTTGTATTCGTATATTTGTCGCAGACGTTCGGAACACCGAGATATACCCAGAAACGTTATTATTCCAATTCGGATCCCATGTTGGTATTAAAGACATCATTGGGCCAACGCAAAATGGGCCGTTATCTTTCTTAATCATAATACGATCTACTGCGCCTTTTTGTGGTTTTGTGGTAAAGTCAAAGTTCTGCTCCGTATATGCAGCATATACTAGAGTACCTTGTGGTATATACACGTCATATGTGCTCGTGTCAATTTGTGCGATTGATAAGTAATCGCTGTTCATCTCAAATTGGTTTGGTCGCATTGTCATAATCTAGCCCTCATCATAATAAATCCTATAATGTATTTTTGGGTATCCATACGATGTAATGGATTTGTCGGTGACAGCTAAATAACGCACGTATCCTACCCATGGATCTTCTGGGCTACTATATTCGATGGGCAATATACAGTTTTCAGCCGGTTCTTCCCATATAAGGACTTGTGGTATATATCCAAGGTTGTGGTCAACGGTATTATTACCTTCTATAACTCCTTTTTTGTAAAGTTTACAATAATTGTAATCCGTGTTCAGGACGAATTTGTCAGCATCTTTACTCGTTGAGCCAATTGGTTTATTAACCGTTGTGGGCTCGAAACCATATATTCTGTAATAAACTTTGTCGTGCGGAGGGTTCTCATCGCTTTGAAATTGAATATATATTTTGTCGCTATATGATCTCATCCCAAAATACACAGTTTCATGTTGTCGTACCCATGTGTATGGTATAGTTCGGCTATCACTAAAATCCTCATTATATGAACACACTCCGAACACGAGCGGAGCAAAACCGAGATTATGAGGGATTTCCTTTTCTTCCCAATTATCTAGTTTGCCCTCTATAAAAAACACTATCTTATCCATCTCGTAGTCGGTATTGAGTAGGAAGTCCGTAGGGTCAGCCATGATTTAATCTCCTAGAGCTTTAAACACGTCGATGTTGCCTTTTGTTACTGCAATTACTGGCTTGCCATTCTTGTGAAAACCGACCAGGATCCTTGGCACGTTATTGGTGTCGCATAATACGATGCCGTACGTTCCGTTCTGGAGCTTGCCCATTTGGAGGGCGGTGCCACCATTCTGTGCCACGGTCTTAGTTTGGTTCTCGGCCGCTAATTGCCGAAAGTTGGCATTGATCTGCTTTAGTGCCGCTTCCAGGCTTGATTTGCTTGATATTGGTATGTAGTTCAATCCCATGCTATCTCCTATCTTAAGCGCTGAGTTTCGCAACTCATCGTGTGTGATTTAAAGTTGACTGGCTCAAATGCCGCGTGGTGTTGATACCGGATCTGACATCGGTAAAATTGTCCGTTTACTTGTGGTATCATACTGAGCTTTGTCGGTGTTACAACATTGCCGTATGCCGGTGGGTTATCCCAAATGTAAGATTCCTGGACTGGCTGATTATTGTGCAGGTTAATAGAGAATGCGTAACGCACGTTGTCTGTAAAGTCTAGCGCATACCCACACTTGATCGTATAATTGCCAGCCACAGTAGCGAATTCTGGTCGCCATTTAGTGATTCTATGGAGTTGGCTTGGTGTGCCGAAGTGCATATATGAAGTTTCAATATCAAAGTCAATAGGAGCGCCAACGTCTGCGTATTCGTTAGTGTCGTCCTCGTATAAGAATAGTTGGCAATACTTGCTAGAACCGCAAATAAAGCGATTTGAGGTACTTTTACGACCGCAGGTGGCGCTGATACAGGTTCCTGTGTCGAAAGACTCCCACAGGCGCAAATTTGTGTTATAAACCAAACACGAATCATTGACGCCATTCCCGGTGCTAGAATAGAAGACATACAAGTGGTTTTTGTATAGATCTAGAACGATAGAATCTTTACCTTGTATCGCATCATAGGTTTTTTGGATTGTCTTTTCTGTGATACTTGATTCGCTAGAACCGTCGAACACGTAAATCCCGTCATCGGTTGCGTAGTAAGCATAGTTTAAGTCGCATACGCAAGATTCTTGGCTAAATGTGCCGTGTTGGGCGCTTGAGGCCATTTGGTTCCACACATCTGCTGTTTGGTAGTAAATGTAGTATTTATTTCTACGGGTGAGGATATAAACTACACCGCCAAGGTTAAACATGGCCGTGAGTGGGTCGCCGGTTTCGATAGCCGGGAAGTTCTGCCTAAAATCACGGTCAAACCCATCATAGGAATTGATAGCCACAGCCGCGTGTGATATGGATTGCACGGTAACATCATCGCCAGAAATCGTAGTCACTTCGCCATAGTTGCCATTGTCGTCGAGTATCAAATCGCCTACCGCGAGACTAGTCACAGGGTAGCTCTCGCTTACTGGTGTGAGAGTAGATTTTTGGATCGTGGTTGTCGTGGTGGATCCTGGAACATACTCGTTTATTGCCGCGCTTGTCGTAAATTCCGCTTCTGGTGCAAACTCGAACCCATATGGGTAAGTCCAGACCGCCTGGGTGTCCGTGTCTGCATCAAAGTACATGATATTGTCTTGAGTACCGTCTAGAATATTTGAAGTTTTTATTTGTAGGTCTACTTCGGTTTTAAGGTCTGTAGTTGTAATCGCCGAATCAGCCCATGAGTTGCTTGGATCGAGAAGCCGTGGTCCCTCTTTGCCGTCCACATAGCGGACTTTGTTGATATTTTGTTGGAATCTTACCTTTGTCACACCGCTAGGCAACGTGCGAATTGAAGTCACGGTGCCATTTGGTGCCATGCGATAGAGGGTAACTGTGCCGGTGTCGGCTTCTTTGAACGTAAATAGTACAGTCTTTACATCATTTATGTTGGCTTCAAATACGTTAGTCACCGACCCAGCGGTGGCCGTGTATAGTTTGTACATTGGAGTCGTATCAGCTGGACAAGCTACTGTGAACACTTGTGTGCCAGTGCCTTGAGTAAATAGTTTAAGCGTTAAATTGCCACTTGGTGCATCTTTGAAAATGAACTCGGTATCGGTTGGCGTGGTGGTCAAGCCTTGGGCGCATGATGTGGCCACAACATTGTCATCCTCGTCTAGTAAGTTAGCTTGTAGCACGCCGTAATCGGTGGCATTCGAGGCCGCTACTGTCAAGTAGATAGAGTAGATAGGGTCGGCGCTAGAGATTGCGAGCGTAGTTTCTGTGGCTGGCACCATTGTGTATGATAAATCATAAGTATCAGCCGACTTGGTTTTACCTACTGGTTCGCAGAGTTTAGCCAAGCCATGGCGAGTCTTATACTCACCAATGCGGTCAAAACGTGCGTTCTGGGCCAAATAAACCTCGTCTAAGGCCATTGTATCGTTTGGCTTATATGTGTATATACCTTTTGCGAAATTGGTCGTTGTAGGCGCTGATTTTCGCGTTGTAATTTTTTTAGGAATTGGGCGAGCTTTGGAATAATTAGATACGGGCATTGTAAAGACCTCCATTAAGTGGTAATCTAGCGCGGTTCTCGGCAGTTAGGTTGCCGTTTGATGTCCGGGCTTTCATATTTGTTAGGATCTGGTCTTGCTTATTTTCATATATTTGAGCGAAATCAAAGTTGTCACGTAATTGCTCGGCTCTTGCCAAAGCACCGAGGACCAGGGCTTCCATAAATTGTGGTGGGATTGGTGGTCGGTCGGTAGGATTCTTGAGTGGGAGTGGGTTTATCAAATATAGGTGCGTGACCTCGAACCCTTTGTCCTCTGGATCTTCGCGGAGCCGATAGAATAATGTACCACCAAATGTAGTATAGACGAAAGTGTGCCTTTTGGTGTTCTCAAAGTATAGCTCTGGCTCAATGTACTCGAGCTCTTGCCGTGGTTCTTTACCTTGCTTAGCATAAATGTAAAATGTGCCAGCAAATGCTGGTGGTAAATCAATCTCGCCATGTTCACTAGCTGGGTATTTATCTATCCGTTGCATAAATGAGTATTTATCCTCGCCGAGGATCTCATTCATGGATTCATTGAGAAACATAGTCAAAGTATTTGCATCAAAATCTTCGTCCTGGAGTCGCTTCCGGAGAAT